GAAAGCGAATTTATTATATTACTTGTAAACTATATGTAAACTGAAAAAAGATATAAAGATATTATAGATAGTATATAGTACGTATTTATGTATAAAAATAGCATATACGCGTACAGTTATATATACATATACGGAAACTGAGTTTACACGGTTTTCGGTTTACAACCGCCGAAAGTATGAGCAATCGAAAGAGGATTAACGTTTCAATAAACCCGCTGCACTATCAGGAATTAGAAAGGATTTGCAAAGCCTACAAGTTTGCCAACGTTTGCGAAATCTGCACGGCGCTACTAAGCGTATTTATCCAGACAGTAAACCGCGCAGAACAGAACGGACGGCAGCCGGTACAGACTAACGAAGAAATGATACAGCAAATGTTTGCAGAGCTGGAACAGTGGGAACCAACGCCGGACCCGGCTATAATGTACCGCCGCCACATATCGAAACAGCCGGACTACAACGGCCAGCCTGAGACACCGGGCGGCAGCGCTCAGGAACCAGACGGCGACAGCGACGGCGGGCAGACCGGCGAAGATGAAACGCAGCGCGAAGACTGGAACGGCACAGAGGACGAAGACGGCAGCGGGTACGCGGTAGACAATGACGGGGCGGTTTTTTTTAGAGGGGGCCGCCTCAGTAAACCTCGCCCCCACTTTCGCTTAACCGTGAGCAATTTTTTCGATTTTCGGAACTTTGGTAATTTTTCGCTGAAAATTTGGGAAATATCGAAATTTCCGTATAGCCGTAAAAAATTTACGGATCCGTCCAAAAATTGCCGCTGAACCCGTGGAAATTTCCACAGTAACGAACAGAGAAAACCAACCAACCAAAGAAAAGTAAAGATTATGACACGCAGAGAATTTATTGCGATCAGCGACAAAATGAAAGTTTTGGCAGCTGAACAAATGGACGAAGACGCAGCCGTTATGAGCTGTACTATTTTCGTCCAGACAAAGGACAAAGAAGCGTTTGAGTTTGCCACCATCAGGCGCGACGAGCGCGGCCACATCGTCGAAGACCACACCGGGACCGTATTAAACGTAGAGGGCGTATTTTTCAACGTAGGCCCTGACACTGCCGCGTTAGTGTTCGTTCCGTACAATCACGTAGCTATACTGTTTACGAAGCTGGAACGCTCAGAGGACGCACAGAAGAACCAGAACTAAGAACCTGTAAAAGTATTCAAGCTATGACGTACGAAGAATTTAAGAGCGCCTACAGCGCAACTGTAAAAGAGACTGAAAGGGTTATGAAGCATACGGACGCGCCCGCAGCTTCAATAGGAATCAGGACCCGCAGCGGCAGCCGGTTAGAGATAGCCTATATAGAGCATTTCGACGAAATAGGGTTTGACGTTTACAAGTACCACAGCGCGGACCCTGACGGCGCGTTTAGAGACGGCCTGTTTACATCTGGTAAGCCCGGCCCGGCATACGTCCCGTACAGCGAAATTTCCGTACTGTTTGCGTCAATCATACCGGCAGAACAGGAAAACTAAAAGATATTAACCCGCATAGTATTAACCCACAAAGTATTAAAGTTATGTTTGAAAGAGAATTTAGAGAAGCGTTTCACGCTACCGTAGAAGAAGCTAAAAAGATTATGGAAAGCGCCACCGCGTCCACAGCTTCAGTACAAATCCAGCTCAGCAACGGCGCCCGTTTCGATATTGCCAGTATCGAAAAGAACGCCGCCGGGGATTACGACGTAAAGAAAAACTACGTCGCAAACTCAGATGGCGAATTTGACGGCCTGTTTATATCAGACGACGTGGCCGCCTCGTACGTCCCGTACGCTGGTATTTCGGTAATATCCGCGTCTATCACTCAGGCCGAATAGTACCGCTAAAAAAATTACGTGCTTTTGTTAGGCTTTTGTGTTGTCAAAGTTATACTAATGTATTCAATGCGGGAAATATCTGTAAAACACTGATTGTTAGGTGATTATATTATTTATAACTTTGTACCGCTGCACGGTTAAAAAGGCGGTCAGACAGTAACGCCAGCTGTTGGCCGTGTAGCTTACGGCAGCCGTAATTTTTACAGCTTTTACCCCGGCGGGTTCGCCCGTTTTCTCGCCCGGATCCGCTGGGGGTTTTTGTTGAAAAGTATTTTTGTAGAACTTGGAATAACGTAAAGTTATGTTTGTGAAATTCACACTACCAGAGGGGGCCAAAGTTGGCAACTATATGGGCGACGTACGCAGCATACGTTCAGACCGTACGCCGTACATCTTCAAACAGGACAGGTTCGGCGACGTAGCCACTGTCGAAGAATCAGAGGGCCGCGCCCTGTACGTCAATTTGTCGGAATGTTCTTTTTTCGACATTAAGGGCCGGGACATCACATTTTCAAACAGAGACATAGCCGTAAGGTTCAAAGACGCTGAGACAGCCCGGCGCGTAGTAGCAATACTGGAAAACGCTATCAGGGCAAAAGCCGAATTATACAGCGTATCTGAACCCGTAGAACGTATTACGTTTTTGGTTCTGGACTGACAGACCGCCCGTTATTGTAGAACATCTGAAACAATAAAGAATTTACGATTATGAAGACCGAAACTATTTTTGTAAAAGACCGTCTGTTAGCTGAGCTTTTGGGCGGTATCGAAGACGCAGCGGCCAAAATGGACCGCGTAGGCCAGCTTATTAAGGCGCGCACGTCTCTAACTTGGTCCGTTTCGCTGGCGTGGGTAATACTCAAAAGCCCGGCAGTTAGAAAACACCTTAGCGGCGCACTGACACTGACAACCGCCGAACTCAGGCAGCTGGAATGTAACGCAGAGGAACGCGGCAAAATTGCAGAGCTTATGGCGCTGGCGAAAAAAGGCCGTCTGCATATTGTAGAAGACTTTGCAAAGATAGACGCTGCCAGCGACTTTGCAGACCTCAAAAACGTATCTACCTATTTGCGTACCGGGGCTATTGTCATAGACAAAGACGGAAACACCGCCGTAGCCAAAAACGCTAAAGAGCTGTTAACGGACTATTGCAGCGTAACAGTGAGGACGGCAGACGAAGCCGCGTTTGTCGCAAAAGTCCGCGAAATGCAGAAATACGAAAACGAGATACAGGCCGCGTGCGAAAAGCTGGCGGGCGCACACCGCGAATTTGTGAAGCTGGCGAAGTACGAACAGGGCGCAGCGCTCAAACACTGCCAGCGCAACAACGGCGGGGACTACGACGGCGTAACGCTGTCTGATGAAATACGCCTGAGCAACGCGGGCGCGATCTGGCGGGCGCTTATTACATTTATGAAGTCCAACTATACCGCCTACGACGGCCCGCACTTTTACAACCGTATCGGAATACCGGCCTACGACGTAGAACAGGTTTACAACCTTACAGGCTACAAGCCGGAAGCGACCCCGGCACTACGCTACAGGTTCCCGAAACTGTACGAAAACGTAGCGTACAGGGGCGAACTTACAGGGCTGTACGACGACACCCCGGACGGGTACGCAGCGTTTAAGGCAGACGCAGACGCGGGCAAACAGTCCGCGGACTGCCAGTTATACTACGATAGAATTTTCATTTAACGGCGGCAGCCCCGGGGCCAGTCTTCCGGGCTGCCGCCGTTCTGAACGCTAAAAGCACAGACACTATACAGCTATGATGAATTTACGATACAGGGGCGAATTTCTGAGCCGTGCCGGGATAACTTGGCGCGCTGAGATATTACAGGAATCCGACAGCCCGTTTGAGACTGTAGGCGTACTGGAATTTGACGCGGAAAACGCTATAGAGATAGACTGGAAGACCGCCAGCAAAGAAGACGTTATTTGCGGGTCCAGTGCAACGCTAAACATAATAAGCCCCGGCGACAGGACGTACGAAGACTTATACAGTATCGAAGTAGGCCGCGTACGTCTGGACGTATACCGAAATAACGCCCTGTACTGGTCCGGGACTATAGACCCCGAATTTTACGAGGAACCCTACGAACAGGCCAGTAATTACGCCGTATCTATCACGTTCAGCGACTTTGGTATTTTGGACCGTCTCAAATATAACGCCACCGGCATAACGACTATACGCGCTATACTGACAAACACGCTGTTACGGGCTAAGCTGAACTATGGGGCGTTAAACTATCAGTCCTACTGTTCCAGTACGTTTACTGACGGGGCAGCCGCGAACATAGACACTATAGCCGTACGATCTGACAATTTCTACGACGAAGACGGGGAAGCCTCAACGCTCAAAGAAGCTATAGAGGGCCTATTTCAGCCGCTGGGCTTACATCTGGTACAGAAAGCCGGTACAGTCTACGTTTACGACCTCAACGGCCTGTATAATAACGGCACGTCCAAAGCTATTGTATGGGACGGGAACCGGCAGACTATGGGAACGGACAAAGTTATTAACAACATAAAAATAACTTGGAACACGTACGCCCAAAAGGGTAATTTGCTACCTGACGAATGTTTTACAGAACCGACGGACGCTACTATAGCTATTAACTATCCAGACGGCAGAACCGTAAGAAATTGTACGCTGTATTCATACCACTACAGTACGGACCTATACGACTGGATAGACGCTACAGACGCGGGGTTTACTATCTGGCTGAGCCAGAACGGTAAGAACGCCACGTTAGACACTCAGTACGCTAATTTCTTCAAGATAGTGGAACAGTACGACGGCACGGAAAGCGAGGGCGTAGCTATCTATTTAAGGGGCTACAGGGGCTATAAAAACGGAAGTAGTAGCAGTTGGACCGCTGGCGTAGAATCACACGCCCACGGCGTTAATTTGAACGCGCTGGCGGGTAATCTGTCAACCGTGGGCCAAAAGCTATTTACAAGTAATTCCGCTTGGCTGCCACCTGTAGACGACGCGGGCGCGCTTATGGTCCGTCTTTGCCTAAATGTGATGATAGACCCACGTTTTAACCCGTTTGAGACCGCTGCAAACCTTATGGAATACAAGCGTATGGAAACCGGGTTTGAACAAAAGGACCAGTACGACAAATGGAACACGCACGGAAATTTTGTTTACGTTCCCGTTACTGTCAAATTCCAGCCGGACGGCAGCAACGACGTATACAGCTGGACTAACAAAACGATAGTAGGCCGCGCCGTGGAAAACCCCGTAACAACGCTTGACGCAACGTACGGCAGCTGGCAGAAAGAGACCGGCACAGACGCAGCGCCTAACGTCTGGGGCTACCTTTGCTACTACGATGGCGAAGACCGGCAGGAAAAATGCGGGGTTCTGGGCTGGAAGAAGAACCGCCCGGCGATCAACCCGCACGACAAAAAAGTAATTTCTATTCTGAGGAACGCAGAGAACGGCCAGTATATACCGTACCCGAATTTTGGCGGGCGCGGCGGGCGTATCTGGGTAGAAGTCCGCGCCGGGGGCTGGATTATTGCAGACGCAAATAATACGCTCAGTCCGTCGGAAATCTTCAACCCGGGCAACCTTTGGAATAAAATAAGCTGGGTTCTTATGCAGCTGCCGGAAATTGAAATTATGAACAATACGCAGTTTGACCGGCCTATTAACGCTGACGACATAGAATACAGTAGCTACGTCAACCCGGACGCAAAAGAGGGGTTAGACATAGACACTATTTGCGGCAGCGCAGCTGATGGCGTACCGGCAGCGCGTGGCGCTTACTACAGGGCCAGCAATAACCACCAAATTACGCAGCTGTCGCGCGCTGGCAGAACGGGCCAGATTGAAGACCTTTTGTTAGGCACGTTATACAGCCAGTACGCAGAACGTAAAACCCGAATAGAGGGCGAAACGCAGTTAGACGCTACCGGCCTGAACGTATACACGGAAGCAAACCAGACGGGCAAAACGTTTATAATGCTGGGCGAAGCTCAGAACCTAATAACTGACACGTCAAACCCTGTATTTGTCGAACTCGTACCAGACGAATACGAAACCAACTAACAGACGCTATGGCGAAAACAAAAAACATACTATCACGCGAGGGCGCAGCGGATCAGCGGGGCAACGGCAGCGGCCAGACGGCGACGCGCGAACAAATAGCCGGTATGATGGCTAAACGCGTTAACCCTATGGCCGTGGCCGCTGTCTTCCGTTGCGTTAATCATCTGTCAAACAGCGTGGCAAATTTGCCCGTTATGTTTATGCGTAGACGTGGGGACATTTTCGCGCCTGACACTGACAGCCGGTTAAACTACCTGTTGAACGTGCAGCCGTCCGGGGACCTCAACGCCGTGGACTTTTGGCGGCAGCTGGTACAGTACATTCATTTGCGCGGTAACGCCTACGTAGTCCCGGAATGGGACCCCGTGGCGCTTGACTGGGCGCGTTTGGTTCTGGTAAGTCCTGACGGCGTGGCCCACGATACCGTAAATAACCTGTATACGATTTGCGACACTGTAAACGGCATACAGGGGACGTACGACGAAAGCGAAATAATACACGTAAAGAACTACACCCGCGACGGAAAACGCGGCATTAGTACGCTGGAATTTGCACGTACGGCCATAGACACGGCGGCAGCTGGGGACGCTGAGACAAAGGAACGCAACCAGAACGGCGGCAACGTGCGCGGCATAGTCTCTAACGGCGCTACAGCCGTGCGCGGGTTTGGCGAATATCAGGACAGCGAATTAGAGAAAGCAGCGGCAGATCTGGACGGACAGTTTAGAGACGGCAAACATATAGTAGCGCTGCCGGGACAGGCCGAATTTTCGCCTATAACCCTGAGCGCTATAGATATGCAGTTTTTGGGGACGCGCAAATTTACTGTACTGGAAATATGCAGATTTTTTGGCGTTAACCCGGCGTTTGTGTTTGAGGATTCAGGCAGCAACTATAAGACCGCGGAAGCTGCAAAGGCAGCCTATCTGAGCAATACGCTAAGCCCGCTACTACGTAAGATAGAAAACGAATTTCAAAGAAAGCTAATACCGGCAGAGCTGAACGGCAGACAGAAAATAGAATTTGACAGACGGGCCGTTTTCTCTATGGACCCTGACAGCCGGGCAAAGTATCAGGCGGCAACGCTGGCGGCGGGCATATACACCGTTAACGACTGGCGGCGATCAGAGAACAGGCCGGACGTTCCAGACGGGGACACGGTTTTAATTTCCGCGAACCTTAAACGCCTGTCGGACGCTGCCGCCCGGCCAGTCTCAGGGAAGCCGGGCAAAGTAACAAAGTAACAAAATGAACCGATAAAGATTTTACAGCTATGAACAAAGACAAAGAAGACGTTATTTGTATTTCGTCCAGAGGACGGGAACCGGGTATTAACGACCACGGCAAAGACTTAGTAAGCGCCGAACAGCGAATGAGGGAACGCCGCCGTATAGACCAACAAAGGGAAATGCAAGCGGCAGCGAGCAAAAAACGCTAATAGGGGTTCTAAATTTTCCATCTTCACTATTTTTTCCTATCTTCGCTGTTGGAATCCGCGGGCCGGAAAACAAAATGTTTGTTACACCCTTTTTGTTACTAAGGCCGTCCCGTGGATTCTTTTTCTTTTTGTTACCCGTTTGTTACTTTGGTAATCGCTAAACGCTTGTTACTCTTTTGATATTCAAACACATAAGCACAAAACGCATATAAAGGAACGTACTTCATAGCTTAATAAGTTTTGAAGGTGAAACAAATAGTTTATATATAGCGTATGCTATCGCGCAGAAAGCGGCAATTATCGACAATGAACCGAGGCTCATCAGGAACCGTTGCCAACGTGTAATTTCTTTCTCGACTTCCACTGTGTTCGTGATAATCTTGTCAACGTACACCAGGGAATCCCTGTAGATAATCTTCTTCTCGACCTCTACGGGCTGCTTGTAGGGCTTTGTTGCGAGATTGTGGGTAAGTACTCCACTTGATACGGAAGCGGCCGAAATGGCGTATTTATTCTCCAGTACCGAGACTGTGTCAAGAGTCTGAATCTTCTCGACATAGACCGGCAACTCAAAGAAGATTGTGTCCTTCTCGATTTTGGTCTCCGTCCGAACCTCGACTTTCGTCTCACCTGATGTGACCTGCCTGGAAACCGAACAGGCCACACAGCTGAGAGCGAGGTAAAGAAGCAGGAAGTTTTTCAAG